CGAAGGCATCAGATCAGAAGCTACAACAACTGATCGAAATAATGCTGAAGAATCAGAACTAGAGTACGACCCCGCCAGCCCGAATCTATACTGTGATTTGAGGGAGTGGCGAATGTTGCAGCTAGTCGATCCTCCTGCATACCGTCATTGCCTTGCTATGGCGTGGTTACGATACAACCACCGCCAGTGCGGGTACGGCGCACAGATCTACATACAGAACACGATGCCGCGTGTTTTAGGCACAGCACATCAACTTGATGTAGAACTGCTTACTTGGGAACTTGTTAAGCCAAAAGCTGTGCGTACTCAAGCGGTTCAGAAGAAGAAGCGTTTGTAATGGATGCGGCTCCTTTTCCGAACAGTG